ATGATAGTTTTTATTTCTTTTATAACAAGATCATAATTAAATTTTTTCTAAATAAAGTCATTTGAATGAAATAAAATTATAACATTCTAAAAGTATATTTTTTATAATAAAATATTGATTATATACATAATCTTGTAATTTCATCATCATTCTTATCAATTTTCATTAATAATAAATGGTCATAAAATACATATTTGTCAAAATCTAATAAAAAAAATTTAAAATTAAGAAAAGGATATTTATTTATTATAACTTCATTTAATTCACTTATATCACATAATTCTGTATTTGGCCTTGTTAATATAAATGTTATATTTTTTTTACTATTTAATAAATCTTTAATATTTGTTATTCTTCTTTTATACCTATTTATAAATTCTTCATAATCATTTATAATATAATGATTAATACCTTTTGCCCAATTTTGACCAATAAAAAGATTAGCATGTCCGGGTGATTCATGATTAAATATAAAATTATATTTTTTATTATAAATCATAATGTCTCCATCTCCATTTGTATTTAACCACTTAGATTCTTGTGGTATTTTGATTAACTCTAAATATTTTGTATCGCATAAATATTCAAAATCATCCTTTATACATTCAATAATTCCTTTATAATTTGTAATCATTTCATCAAATGGACAAGTTTTATATCCATTTTGTTTTGTTCCTCTTAAACCAATTGATACGCCAGTAAATGCACTATTACAATTCCATCCTAAAGATATACCTTCGTCGTCCATATATATATTATTTAGATATTATTTAGAAAAGAGTTAATATAATTTTATAAATATATTCCTTTGCAATAAAATATAAACAAAATTACTTTTCATAATTATATTTATTTATGTTTTGAATAAAATAAAAAACTGATCTCAATATTTCACCAGATGCACCATAATGTCTCATAGCAGTATCATGTTTTAAATTATCAACACCAGCAATATCTAAATGTAACCAATTTACTTTCTCTGGAATAAAATTTGATAAAAATGCACCTGCCATAATTGTTCCAGCCTTGGCTTCATATGTGTAATTTTTAAAATCAGCAATATTAGATTTTGTTAAATCAACATATTCTTTCCACATTGGTAATTCCCATATTTTTTCATTATTTTGAATTCCAGCATCAATCATTTTCCTTATATATTTATTATTATTACCCATTATAACGGATGATTTACTATCAAATATTGCAACTGCTTGACCTGTTAAAGTAGCAATATCAATGCACATATATGGTTTATATTTTGCAGAATATGCAAGAGCATCCGCCATAATTAATCGCCCTTCCGCATCTGTATCAATAATTTCAACTGTTTTTCCATTATATGCTGTTAATATATCACCCGGTCTAATAGAATTTGAGTCAACCATATTTTCAACTAATGGTAATAATCCAATAAAATGTCCTCTAACATTAAATTTGGATAATAATTTAAAAATACCGTAAACAACAGCACTTCCTGTCATATCATTTTTCATATCTGAAAAATCTCCATGTTTAATATTATATCCACCGCTATCAAACATAACACCTTTTCCAACTAATGCTATTGTTTTATCTGGGATAGGATTATTTTTATATTCTAAAATAACCATCATTGCTTTATTTTTACTTCCTTGATTTACACCTAAAATTAAATTACAACCTAGTTTCTTTAAGTCATTTTCTGTTAATATTTTTATTTTAATATTTTCATCAATATTGTTTTTGATATATTTAGAATATGATGTTGATGTTAGTATATTTGCAGGGGTATTAATTAAACTTCTTATTTCATTCTGAATAATAGCTTCATATATAGAATTATTAATAATATTTTTTAATTTCTTTTTTGGACTATAAAAATATGATATATTATTATTATTTGTACTATTTGATTTAAAATCGGTAAAATAGTAATATCCTAAAATATATGATATAATTTGATTTTTAATAACTATTTCATCACTATCAACTAAATGAATTAATGCATTTTTATTTTTGCTATACATATTTTTACCAATGTTTCCAAATACATGATATAAATTTTCATTATTACATTTATTTTCACTACTTAATCCATATAATAATATTTCATAATTATCTAAATACAATGTTTTTTCAAAATTAGTATTTAACTTAATATCCTCTAATAATTTCTTTGGTAATTTATCTATTTTTAATATTTTTTTTATATATTCTATATTTTTTTTAAAATTACTACAAATAACAAATACATATAAATCAACCTTTGTTTTTTTTAATGTATTTATATATTTAAAATTTTTATCCATATAATAATATTCAGATAAATATTTAATAAATACTATTTAATATATACTATTTATAAAACAATGTTAAAAATTAATATTTTTCAGAAAATAATAATATTATTTATATATATATCTAAATGTCTAATGCTAAAATTAAATTTAAAGTAGGTGATATTGTTGAATATAAAGAATTTCCCGAAAAACAATATATAATATCAAATATAAGATATAATATTACTTCTTTTGATCCACGTGATAGAGGAGCATCTATTAGTGAATCGATTGAATCAAATAAATTAAAATTACTATATACAAAAGAACAATTAAATATGATGACAGAAAAAAAATTAAATGTTAATAGTTCTCCTAAAATTAATTTTAAAATAGGTGATATTGTTACATATGCAAATAGAAAACTAAATAATAATCCCCCCCAATATAGAATAAAATCAATTAAAAATGGTAAATGTACTATTGAAACTGTTCGTTTAAATAAAGCTTATCAAAAATTGAATGATTTTCCATTAAATGATTTACAAATAATAAAAACATATAAACAAATAGAAGAAGAAAAAGAAAATATACAAAAAAAACTAGAACAATCAAGAGTATTAGTACAAAAAGAAAGAAATGAATTTAAAATTGAAAATTATGAAAATGTTAAAAATGTAAATAAAAATAATTTAAAAACAGGTTCTATAATTAAGATGAATAATAAAATATATAAAATAATAAAAAGAGATGACCCTCCACAATGGAAAAATAATGAAGATTCATTAATTACACTTGAAGATTTATCAAATGGAAGTAAAAAAACATTAGATCATACTAAGATCATAAGAAGTGAAAGTAAAATTGTAAAAAAAATACAATTATAAGTACTAAAAATAATTCTTTTTGGTAAATATTATTTTTAATATAATTAAATATGTTTATTTAATTATATGGATTTAGGAATTCATCTAAATAGTATAAATTTTAAATCATTATTAGACGCATTAAAATTAACTAAAAAAATAGGTGCCAATGTATTACAAATTTATTTTGGAGATAAACGATTAACAACATTAAGAGAAAAATATAAATTTACTAATGATGAAATAAAAACAATTAAATTATTTTTAAAAGAAAATAATATAAAATTAGTAATTCATGCAATATTAACATTGAATTTTTGTAATGACCCATCCTCTCCAAGATATAAATGGGGTATTGATAATCTTGTTTATGATATGCAAGAATCAAATAAATTAGGAGCGTTCGGTTGTGTTATTCATACTGGAAGTTATAAAACACAAAAAATAAGTATTACTTCAGAACAATGTATAAAAAATTTCATTAACTCTTTAATAATTGTATTAGAAAGAACTAAAAAAATAAAAATTATATTAGAAACACCTGTTTATAAAAAATATAAAATTGGAAATAATTTAGAAAATTTTGCATTATTATATAATTCTATACCGGTTGAATATAAAAAAAGAATTAAAACATGCATAGATACACAACATATTTTTGCATCTGGTTATGATATAAGTACAAAAAATGGTATTCAAAATTATTTAACTAATTTTAATAATTTAATTGGAATTAAAAATTTAGCATTAATACATTTAAATGACTCTTTAAAAGAGCTTGATTCAGGTGTAGATAGACATGCACCTATTGGAAAAGGATTTATATTTAAATCTGGTTCGGATTCTTTATCCTATATTATAAATTTTTGTAATTTACATAAAATACCAGTTGTTTTAGAAACAAAATTTGAAAATTTTAAAAATGAACTGAAATATTTAAAGGACTTAATTAATGAAAAAAAAGGAGGTGTAAAAAAAAACTATAAAAAATTAATATTAAAAATATTTAATTCTTTATTAAATTTTCACGAAACACTTGGGAAAAGTGGAAATCTATCAACAAGATATAGGATTGATAGTTATAGAAAAGCAATTAAAACAATAACACAATATAATAAACCAATTTATTCTTCTAATAATGTTAAAAATTTACCAAATATTGGTAAAGGATTTATTGAAAAAATTAATGAAATTATAAATAGTGGGACACTTTCTTTATATGAAAATATAAAAAAAAATAATAAACAAAAATCTATTAATCTTTTTCAAGATATTTGGGGAGTTGGTCCAGAATTTGCTAAGTATATTGTTAAGAAGAATATAATGACTATTAAAGAACTTAAATCTGCAGTTAAAAATAATATTATTAATTTAAATACTCAACAAAAATTAGGATTAAAATATTATTATGACTTAAAGAAAAAAATACCTAGATCAGAAATAACAAATATAACTAATTTAATAAGAAAACTTGTTGAAACTGATAATATCAAAATATATAATGCTGGTTCATATAGAATTGGTAAAAAATATTCAGGTGATATAGATTTAATAATTACTTATAATGAAAAATTAAGTAATTTAGAATATATAAAAAAAATGTTTTATGATAAATTAACTACTGAAAATATTATAATCGAAACACTATTAACAGGAAATAATAAATCTATATATATTGTTAAATTTGAAGGTAAATATTATAGAAAAATAGATATTGCTTATGTTGAACAGTCAAAATTACCATGGTATTTATTATATTTTGGGTCAAGTAGAGAATTTTCAAAAAAAATCAGATCAATAGCATCTAAAAAGGGATATAAATTAACAGAAAAGGGATTATATGATAAAAGTACTAATTCCTTAATTGATTTTATACCTAATAATGAAGAAAATATTTTTAAATATTTAAATATTGAATATGTTAAACCGGAAAATAGATTATAAAAAAATTAGAATTTAAAGTGGTGGTAATTATAGATTTATATTTTTAAAGAATTCTTCAAAATTAAAACTATTATCAATATTTGATGAGGGATTATCGTTAAATATTTTACTAATATTTTTATACCAATCCAAATAATCTTCATAATATAATTCGAATTTATTAATTTCTTCATAAATATATTTTTTAATTTTAGTATTATTATCAATAGCATTATTAAAAAGTTTTGGTTCAACATAATAATAAAGAAGTTCAATTATTGAAAAATCACATTCTATATTATTTATGGTAAGATTAAATAAATCATTATTAGAACTATCTAATAATTTATTAATATTATTATAAACTTCTGAATATATTTTATTCATTTTACTTACATGATTTTCTTTATATAAATTATCATTTATAGAAGGTGTATATAATAAATTAAATTTATGAATTTTATTGTACAATGGTCTATTTTTATTTAGATTAGCATTTTTATTATTAGGTTTATTTCCATATATTAAATAATTGTTGTAATTTATATTATTTTCTTTAATTTCTTTATTTTTTATAGTTTTCTCCCTATTTAATTTATTTTTTAAATCAAAAAATGGTTTATCAAAAGCCATTAAGCTTTGTAAACTATTAATATCTATATATCTTAATAATTTATTACGAATTTTTATATATGTTCTAAATAAATTTAAAAAAAAAGATTTATTACTTCCTAAATATTCATTTTGAAAAATACTAAAAAATAAAGGGTTAATTACTTTAATATTTTTTAAATAATTATATTTTTCAGAACAGTATTTTAATTTAAAATGATTAAAGTCATTTTGGTCTTTAATTGTATCTGTCAATTTTCCTTTAAAATCTATTATTAATTTATCTTTTTTCAATTTATATTTATTAAAAGATACTTTTTTTTTATTTATTTCATCTTTAGATAATTCTAATATTGTAAAAATATAATTTTTAATAGTTCTTAATTCCCTTAATTTATGTTTTATTGAATAATAATTATTTATAATTTTTGCTCCAATATTATCATTAAGATCATTATTAAAATAAATAGTAGGTATTAAAGGTATGTTAATTTTATCTTTTTCCCCTTCTAAAAAGCCTTTAAAATTAAATTTATCTTTAAATATCTTATTTTTAAATTTTGTAATATTACTACTATTTATAATATTATTACTCATATATTCTAATTATAAAATTATATTTTTTTAAAAAATTAATTAATTTAAAAATAAAAAAATCAATTAATAAATTGAAATATGAATTTAGAAAATACAGACTCTAAATTAGATAATTATTTATTATCAGAAGATGCAGAAGATGCAGAAGATGCAGAAGACGCAGAAGATACAGAAGATACAGAAGATGCATCAGAAGACGAAGAAGATACAGAAGATGCAGAAGATACAGAAGATGCATCATCTGAAAATCTAATAAGTGATATTTTAAAAGAAGATTTCGAAAACACCAAGAAAAAAAGAGGTAGAAAAAAAAAAATTATTGACGAAAATATTCAAATTGAAAAAGTACAAAAAAAAAGAGGAAGAAAACCAAAAATTAAGGATACTGATGAATGCGAGAAAGTTGCAAAAAAAAGAGGAAGAAAACCAAAAGAAAAGGTTTATTCTGTTAAGGAATTACCAAAAACTTTTTTTGATGAAAATAAGAATGAAGCATTGATATTACATTTACCAATAAAAATTTCTGATATAAATAATTATGCTAATCCTCAACCAAATATTAAAAATGAAATGAGTTATTCAATATATAACGAACAACAAAATAATTATAAAGTTAATGAATTAAATTTATTACCAACGCAAGATAATTTTTTAAAAAATAATGAAAATAATATATCTAATACAATTATTTTTAATGATAAAGAAAATG